ATTGATTTTGCTGTAGCTAAAAGAGATTATAAAGAAGCATATGATTCAGGAGATTCTGAAAAGATTGTTGAAGCTCAAAGTAAATTAAATGAAGCTCAATTTAAATTATCAAATGCTCAGGGATTAAAACCTCAATATAAAGTAGATGAAAATACTTTACAAAATACACAAAATAGCGGACAATTAGAAACACAAAATACTAATCCTAGACCAGATCCTAAAGCTTTAGCTTGGCAGGATAAAAATAAATGGTTTGGGCAAGATACAGAAATGACTAGTTTGGCTTTAGGCTTACATGAAAAATTAGTAAGCTCTGGTGTAGATCCAGCTAGTGATGAATACTACCGTCGTATAGATAGTACGATGCAGAAACGTTTCCCAGAATATTTTGGGGAATCTGATGATTCGTTGGAAGAGGAAAAACCTGCCCAACGCAAACCTTCTAATGTAGTTGCTCCGGCCACGCGAAGTACCGCGCCTAAAAAAGTACGGCTGACTAAAACTCAGCTAGCGTTAGCTAAGAAATTCAAGTTAACACCGGAACAGTATGCAAGAGAACTTTTAAAAACGGAGAACGCAAATGGATAAACGTCAAGATAGAGACTTAGAAGTAAGAGAAACAACCGACCAAAGAAGTAAACAGTGGGCACCCCCATCATTACTTCCTGAGTTTAAAAAGAAACCTGGTTGGGCGTACAGATGGATTAGAATTACTTTAGCTAACGAGGCGGATAACCGAAATGCTTCTTCTAAAATGCGTGAAGGCTGGGAACCTGTGAAACATTCAGAGCACCCAGAAATAAATTTACCGGTAAGCTCCAATGGCAACTTTAAAGATGCTGTAGAAGTTGGTGGCTTACTACTTTGTAAAATGCCACAAGAAATGGTAGATCAGAGAAACGAGTATTACAGGAAAAAAGCAGAAGGTCAGGCAGAAGCAGTTGATAATAGCTTCTTAAAAGAAAATGACCCACGTATGCCTCTATTCTCCGATAAAAAATCTACTAAGTCTTTTGGTAAAGGTTAAAATCTTTAAGGAGATGATATTATGGCAACAACAGCCGCACCATACGGTTTAAAAGCCGTTAATTTGATTGGTGGTCAGCCTTATGCTGGTTCTACACGTCAAATTAAAATCGCGTCTGGATATAATGTAAACATCTTCAACGGAAGCGTCGTATCAATCGTCGCGGCAGGTACACTCGAATTAGTAACAACAATTGGGTCAGCTGCTTCTAAATTCCCTGCAGGTACTGTAGGTGTTTTCGTTGGATGTTCTTACACAGATCCAAACACTAAGCAAAAATTATTCAAACAATACTGGCCAGCTGGCACAGTAGCTTCTGACGCAGTTGCATACGTAATTGACGATCCAGATGTTGTATTCCAAGTTCAAGCTGACGATACAGTTCCTCAAACAGCTCTTGGTGCTAACGCTCCATTAGCGAACGTACAGTCAACTTCTACAGGTAATACAGCTACAGGTAACTCAAACGTAGCATTAGACGCAACTGTTGTACAAACAGAAGCAGCTTTCAGAATCGTGGATTTTGTTGATTCTACAACATCAAGCGTAGGCGATGCTTACACTGACGTGTTAGTTAAATTCAACGGTGTAAACCACGGTTACAATAACGGTACTGGTATTTAAGGAGAATAAACCATGGCAATTTCAAGAGCTCAGTTATTAAAAGAACTGCTCCCAGGTCTTAATGCTTTATTCGGTATGGAATACCAGCGTTATGGCGAAGAGCACAAAGAAATCTACGAAACAGAATCATCAGAAAGAAGTTTCGAAGAAGAAACAAAACTATCAGGCTTCGCAGCTGCCCCTAACAAGGCTGAAGGTGCTGCAATTGCGTATGACAACGCACAAGAAGCTTGGACAGCAAGATATAACCACGAAACAATCGCTTTAGGCTTCAGCTTAACTGAAGAAGCAGTAGAAGATAATTTATATGACACATTATCTGCTCGTTACACTAAAGCATTAGCTCGTGCTATGTCTTACACAAAACAAGTTAAAGCTGCTAACGTTTTAAACAACGGCTTTGACGGTACTAACTACCCAGGTGGTGACAACAAAGCATTATTTGCTACAGATCACCCATTAGTAAATGGTGGCACAAACAGCAACACTCAAGCAGTGGCTGCTGACTTAAACGAAACTTCATTAGAAAACGCAGTTATTCAGTTAGCTGGTTGGACAGATGAAAGAGGTTTATTAATTGCTGCTAAACCACGTAAGTTAGTAATTCCACCAGCATTGCAATTCGTTGCTACTCGTTTATTAGAAACTGACCAAAGAGTTGGTACTGCTGATAACGATACTAACGCATTACGATCAAACGGTGCGATTCCAGAAGGATACACAGTTAATCATTTCTTAACTGATACTGATGCATACTTCTTAACAACCGACGTACCTAACGGTATGAAACACTTCGAGCGTACAGCATTGACAACATCTATGGATGGTGACTTTGACACAGGTAACGTACGTTACAAAGCTCGTGAGCGTTACTCATTCGGTTGGTCAGATCCCCTCGGTATGTGGGGCTCACAAGGTGCTTAATTAATTAAGTACTTTCTCTCCTCGAGAACCCAGCTTCGGCTGGGTTTTCTTTTATCTATAACTAATGGTTTTCTTGATGGTAAATCTTTGAAGTAAGAGCATAATTCACTTATCAGCTATGCTGAAATCTAATTTAAGGAGAATCATTATGTGGACAACACCATCAGCAACAGAAATGAGATTTGGTTTTGAAGTAACAATGTACGTATGCAATAAGTAATTTTTAAATCAGGTTCGCGAACGAGGGGCTATAAAGCCCCTTTTTTGTTGTATAATATCTATAAATAGCGTATGATTTAATTATCTGGGAACATCCAGCTTATCAGACTGCCCCAGCAGACGCATACACGACGGATAAGCTTAACTTTGTATGGAGACACACTAATGGCAACAACAACCTTTACAGGCCCAGTTGTATCTAACAACGGGTTCACATCTACAGCAATCGCATTTGACGATTTGCCTACCGCTTCAGAAAGCACAGGACAAGTAATTTTTTGTAATGATGCATTAAAAGCTTCTGAAACAGCTGGTAACGGTACAGGTAACTTAGTATTTTCAGACGGTTCTAACTGGATCCGCGTTGATACCGGTGCTACAGCAGCTAAGTAATAGGAGATCATAATGCAATCTGATATAAAAGCAGCAGTCTTCGTTGCAGCAGATTCTCCTGATACCGTTGTTAATCATAGAGCTCGTTTAAGAGGTATGAGTTATATTTCCTCGGCTACAGCAGGTTCTATTGTATTTAAAGACGGCGCGTCAGGTGCTACATTGTTAGAGCTAAAAACTCCAGCAGGTGTAGGACAATCTGACGTGATTATTCCTGACCAAGGCATTTTATTTTCTAATCAAATTTACTGCACACTAACTAATGTTACAGCAGTAACGGTATTCCATAGTTAATATGGAAGACGAGCCTAAAGAAACTGTTCCTTGCCCTGACAAAGAATGTCAGAAGAAATGGTTTGAGGCTTTAGGAGATTGTGTTTAATGGCAACGACTAAAAAGAAAAAAGGTATGGGAATCAAAACTTCTGTAAAGTCGGGCAACTTTCGTCCGACTAAGCAGGGTGCGGGTATGACTAAGAAAGGTGTTGCAGCCTATCGCAAAGCCAACCCAGGTTCTAAATTAAAAACAGCAGTAACGGGTACAGTCAAGAAAGGTTCTAAAGATGCTAAGAGACGTAAGTCATTCTGTGCTAGATCAGCAGGGCAGATGAAAGATTTTCCAAAAGCAGCTAAAGATCCTAACTCAAGACTACGTCAAGCAAGGCGGAGATGGAAATGTTAACAAAGGTAATGAATCATATGGATGAATCAACAAAACACGCAGTAGACGCAGCATCGGTATTCACAGCAGTAGGTTCAGTCCTAGCTTGGTTACCGGCGATAGCGGCGTTATTTACAATCGTTTGGACAGGTATTCGTATTTACGAAACTAAAACTGTTCAGAAATGGTTAAAAAAAGATGCCTCCAAAGAGTAAGAAACAAGAAAGATTTATGCAAGCTGTGGCTAATAACCCTAAGTTTGCAAAGAAAGTGGGTGTACCTACGAAAGTAGGAAAAGAATTTACTAAGGAGACTAAAGTGAAGAAGTATAGAGAAGGCGGTATGTCAGAAGAAGACAAAAAAATGTTTGGTGAAAAAGAAACAGATTTACCCCCACCAGAAGGATTTAAAAAGTCTGATGATAAAAAACCTGTACCTGCTGATAAAAAAGATAGCTTAGGTAAATTACCTAAAGATGTTCGTAACAAAATGGGCTACATGAAAAAAGGTGGTAAAGTTGGTAAGGGCATGACTAAAAATAATTATAAAAAAGGTGGCAAAGTTTCATCTTTT